AGTAAGGATAACTACTTTATCAAATAGCGAAACATCATGGAAGTACTAACAGAGACCAACTCAAGGAGAAACACAAAATGGCAATGACATTAGCAGAAATTAGAGCAAAGCTCTTATCGCAAGAAAACAAAGGTTCCGGCAACACAGGCAGTTTTGGAGACGGCACCGTATATCCCCACTGGAATATCAAAGAAGGCGAAACAGCTCGTATTCGTTTCCTGCCTGACTCCGATCCAAAGAATAACTTTTTCTGGGTCGAACGCGCAATGATCAAGCTGCCTTTCGCAGGCATCAAAGGTCAAGCAGATAGCAAACCAGTTATTGTTCAAGTACCATGCATTGAAATGTGGCCAGATATGGGTATGTGCCCAATCTTGACAGAAGTTCGTACTTGGTTCAAAGACAAAGACATGGAAGAAATGGGTCGTAAGTATTGGAAAAAGAAATCATACTTGTTCCAAGGCTTCGTTCGTGAAAATCCAATGTCGGATGACAAAGCACCAGAAAATCCAATTCGTCGTTTCATTATCAGCCCACAGATTTTTAATCTTGTGAAGTCTGCTTTAATGGATTCAGAACTTGAGAATCTGCCAACAGATTACCAAAACGGGTTAGACTTTACTGTTGTTAAATCAGCAAAAGGCGGATACGCAGACTACAGCACCAGCAAATGGTCACGTAAAGAATCGGCAATTACTGCCGACGAAGCAGACGCAATTGAGAAGTTTGGTTTATTTAACCTTTCAGACTTTTTGCCGAAGCGTCCTACAGCAGAAGACTTAGTTATCATGAAGGAAATGTTTGAAGCATCTGTAAATGGAGAAGCATACGACACTGACAAGTGGAGCAAGCACTTCAAACCAGCAGGTATGCAAACAGCATCCGACGACGTTCCAGCTGACTCAACGACTACATCAGCTCCTGCCGCAAAGGTAGAAACAGTAGTTGAAAAGACAGCAACTACAGTGGAAACACCAGTTGCTGAAAAAGCTGCACCAGCAGGCGGAAGTAGAGCTGAAGAAATCTTAGCTCAGATTCGCAATCGTCAAAAAGCCTCGTAACAGCATCAAAAACACTAGACAGAGAAATTCTGTCTAGTGTTTCTTCTTTAAGGACATTGAAAAGTGTATCTACCATATGTATATCTTGTTAAAAATAAAATAACAGGTGAGTTTTATTATGGTTCTCGCACAAACAATGTTAAAGAGAAAAGAACACCTGACGAAGACTTATGGGTTTATTATTTTACATCTTCAGCAAACGTGAAAAATCGAATAAAGGAGTACGGCAAAGAGTCTTTTGAAACTTCGGTAATATTTTGTTATGAGGATTATGATGTCTGCTATTGGTATGAACAAGTATTGATTCGTGAACATAAAGATAGTATACTTTGTTTAAATGGAACATATCTTGACCCAGATTCAGGAACACGGAAATTTTCAGGACACGGAAGAACACCAGAAGATGAAGCCAAACGCGGCGCGGCCATAAGTGCAGCAAAACAAGGCAAGGGTAATGGACATGTAGGATTTATTCATTCTGACAAAACAAAACGAAAGCAGGCAGCACAAAAAGGTTGGAAGCATTCTGAAGAAGCAAAGATGAAGATGAGAGGTCGAATAAGATCGGGCAAACACAACAAAAATATCGGCAACGGACTAAGGAATAAACCATGGTCTGAAGCAAGAAGAGAAGCATATTTAAAAGGAAAGAAAAATGACCAAAGCATTAAACAAGAAGATTGACAAAATTCGAAATAGTAGAGCAAAATCATTTAGTGATAAAGTTACTTCTACAATGATTGACGACTGCAGAGAACATCAAAAAGAAACAAATAGGTTGATTCAAGAAGCACAAAATTCTACAGGAGTAAAATAATTATGGCCGGACGCCCATTTGATATAAGTAAGTTTCGTAAATCTATCACTAAGTCCATCGACGGGCTAGGCGTAGGTTTCAATGATCCAACAGATTGGATCAGCACAGGAAATTACACTCTCAATTATTTAATCAGCGGCGACTTCCATAAAGGAATACCGTTAGGAAAAGTTACCGTATTTGCCGGAGAATCCGGTGCAGGAAAATCATACATCTGTTCAGGCAATGTAATCAAATACGCGCAAGAGCAAGGAATTTTTGTAATCTTAATTGACACAGAAAATGCACTTGACGAATCCTGGTTGCAAGCACTAGGCGTAGATACATCAGAAGAAAAACTACTCAAGCTCAGTCTATGTATGATTGATGACGTAGCAAAAACTATTTCGGAGTTTATGAAAGAGTATAAGATGATGGAACCAGAAGCACGACCAAAAATCTTATTTGTTATTGACAGCTTGGGAATGTTATTAACACCAACAGACGTAAATCAGTTTGAAGCAGGTGATATGAAGGGTGATATGGGACGTAAACCAAAGGCTCTTACGGCACTTGTTCGTAATTGCGTGAATATGTTTGGCAACTACAATGTTGGTTTGGTTGCAACGAACCACACATACGCATCACAAGACCCGTATAATCCAGATCCAAATATCTCAGGCGGACAAGGTTTCGTTTATGCATCATCAATTGTAGTAGCAATGAAAAAGCTAAAACTAAAAGAAGATGAAGACGGAAACAAAACAAAAGAAGTAAATGGTATTCGTGCAGGCTGCAAGATTATGAAAACACGCTATGCAAAGCCTTTCGAAGATATCCAAGTTCAGATTCCGTATGACACTGGGATGAGCGAATATAGTGGATTATTTGATTTATTAGAGACTAAAAAATTAATTACCAAAGAAGGCAATAGATATGTTTACACTGACCTTGCAGGAACTGAACACAAATACTTCCGCAAGCAATGGAACAAGAATGAAAATGGTATTTTTGATTTAGTATTAGGCGAATTTTACAAAAAAATTATTACTGTTTCTTCTATAGAACTCGACGGCGAGGTAGAGACAGAAGAATAATACGGATACATAGCAATTGCATAAATAGAATTAAGGAGATTGCTATGTATTACGTTTATGCACTAATTGATCTAAGAACTAAGTTGCCTTTTTATGTTGGAAAGGGTAAAAAAGAAAATATTAGGCACTTAGATCATTTTAAGGAATCGGTCGACCATAATAGTAATAGGCATAAGATCTTTAAGATGAATCATCTTCGATCTCTTGGTTTAGATATTCCAGTTGAGATTCTTAATGATAATATAGAAGATGAAGATAATGCGTATGATATTGAATCTTCTTATATTAGAAAATATGGTCGAGAAAATATTGACCCAGGCGGAATTTTAGTTAATATACTTCTGGATAGTAGAAAACCTCCTAGTGCCAAGGGAAAAAAGCAATCAGCTACACATAAAGCAAAAAGGGCAGCAAGCAGAAAAAAAACAGTAGCCGAACGAGGTCTTCCGCCACAGAGTTTATTGCAAAGAAATCTGGCATCAGAAAGAATGAAAGGAGAAAAGAATCATTTTTATGGTAAGTCGCATTCAATTGAATTTAGTAGGGCACAATCAGAAATGATGCAAGGCAACCAATTTAATGCTAAAGACTATGAGTTTATTTCGCCTTCAGGAGAAAAATTCCAGGTTAGTGGTTTTGCAAAATTCTGTCGAGAGAATAATTTAAGTATTGCTACAATGGAAAAAGGGATGTATAAAAATAAATGGCCCATTACAGGGAAATGTGTTGGGTGGAAAGTAAAACAACAGGATAAAAACAATGAATATTGATACATTAATTGAAGC